ACAAAAGATGCCAATGACTTCAAAGAAGCCAGTGATGCCGTCAAACATATTTTTACTAGTAACTTATTAAGACAAACAGCATTAGATAGTTTACAAGGACGAGCACCAAGCCAAGTATTCACCCCTGTTGTATCATTGCCAGAACTAGAAGCATTGATATATAACTGGAGTTTCTTTGAGACAAACATTCATAGTAAGAGTTATAGTCACATTATTCGTAATATTTACAATGTACCCAAAGAAGTATTCAATACCATACATGATACGCAAGAGATTATTGATATGGCTAGTAGTGTTGGTAAGTATTATGATGACCTACACAGAATTAACTGTGCAAAAGAGTTAGGTCAACCAGTAGAAGAAATAGAACATGTAAGAGCAATTTATATGGCATTACATGCGTCATACGCTTTGGAAGCATTTAGATTTATGGTATCATTCGCTACTAGTTTAGCAATGGTTGAGAACAAAATCTTTATTGGTAATGGTAACATTATTAGTTTAATTCTCCAAGATGAACTTCTACATAAAGGCTGGACTGCCTACCTTATTAATCAAGTAATCAAAGATGATAGTCGTTTTGCAGCTATTAAGCAAGAATGTGAAAGTGAAGTATATCAGTTATATGTTGATGTTATCCGTGAAGAAAAAGCCTGGGCTGATTACTTGTTTAACAAAGGTCCTGTCATTGGATTAAATGCAAATGTATTGAAAGATTTTGTTGATTACACAGCAGCAGGAGCATTGAAAGAGATTGGTATTAAGTATCAAGGCAACAGCCCTAAGAGTACTCCTATACCATGGTTCAACAAGCATAGTGATACGTCTAAGAAGCAGACAGCACTACAAGAGAATGAATCAACTAATTATGTATTGGGCGTAATGAGTGAATCACTTGATTACGACCAACTACCGAGTTTATAAAAGGAAATAATATGAAAGCAATAGTATGGAGTAAGTACCACTGCCCTTATTGTGACCAAGCGAAAGCATTGTTAACAAGTAAAGGGATACAGTTTGAAGAAAAGAAAATCGGTGACGGTTACAGTAAAGAAGAATTATTAGAGGCAGTTCCAAATGCCCGATCAGTTCCACAAATTTTCCTAGACGGAGAACTTGTGGGTGGGTTTACAGAACTCAAACAAAAATTAACAGAAAGTGTCTAATGGAAACAGGAAAAGTATATACATTCAAATTAAACAGCGGCGAAGAAATGATTGCCAAAGTTTTAGAAATAGGTCAAACTAACGTTATTATCACAGAACCGGTCTCAATTGCCCCTAGTCAACAAGGTATGCAGATGATTCCCAGCATGTTTACAGCAGAACAGCGTGGAAATGTAACGCTAAATACTAGTGCGATTGCTTTTTATGCAAATACTGATGATAACATCAAGGATAAGTATATTGAAGCAACTACTGGTATCAAATTACCAGATAAGAAAATAGTAATGGGATAATATGGCAGCATTGAGTAGGAAGGGTGATGCAAATCAAACTGGCGGGCAAATTATACGTGGCGCCGGCACGGTCATTGCCAACGGGATTCCTGTAGGATTGCATGTAAGTCAAATAACACCACATGCACCCTGGGGAAAACCACATCCTCCGCACGATGCTCCAACTACAACTGAGGGTAGTCCTTCAGTAATAGCAGAGGGAAGTCCCGTATTAAGAATAGGATCAGGAAACACTTGCGGTCATAGTATCGTTCAAGGTAGTCCTGATATTTTTTGCCCATGAGTACAGGAAAACAAACCCCGTTAGGCGTAAATGTAATGAGTGGTTTAGTCCAAGGCAAAGGCTTTTGGATTAATAAACCAACCGCATCTTATGTAGGTTCTAGTACTAGTGCTTCTAGTTATACTCCTGGAACAGTTGTAAACTCTACCCATTTGTATTGGATTACGCATTCAATTAATTTAGCATACGGTAATGTAAGTGCAGGGACTTATGCCAATATCACAACAATAGGTAGCAGCACAATTCCTGCATTAGGTAATAGTCCACCCCCCACTTACACATACACAGGCAGTCCAAGTTGGGCAGCAGCCGGGTACACTGGGGAAGTTGCTAGCTGGGGATACGTAAGATTATTCCCGTGGCAAGCATATAATGAATTTAATTACAACAATACACTAGCATTAACTAGTATGTATAATGATTTTTGTGGATCATTTATATCTGCTGGATCATTCATTGATTATTCAAATAAAGCTATAATGTCCGCACAGAATTCATTAGATTTTTTAAAGGGTACTTATAGTAACATGAATGACTTAATTAGTGCAGATGTAACTAATGTAAGTTTATCACCGCAAATATTTGGAAAAGATTTAATTAATTTAGGCAAAGCACTAGATTTGTCTACTATATGGACATTTGGTTATCCATCTAATCTATTGGCAACATTAAAGAAATACAATGCTATCACAGCATCGGTGTCAGTTGCTTTACTATCTACTGGATTAACAACGACTGACATTGATAATATTTCAAGTAACACAAACGTTACCAAGGAGCAGCAACAAAAAACATATGCTGCATTTTTAATAATCACAGGTGTTGATTTAGCTGAAATATTAGTATCATTAAATTGCAACACCCCAGGTCTTGTGACGTTATCAGATTTGCTTGATGTTAAAAAGATGTTTCCCAATAGCTATGAAACATTGACAGTGCCATTATATAATGCGGTTCCCGGCCCAACAAATAGTAAAACATATTATCCTATATTTGCGACCAACGCAGTAAGTCCTGCATTATCTACCCCGGCAGTAATGGCACAAGTTGGTACAGTTATACCACCCGGGCCACCTCCTATAGTTGAAACCCCACCGCCCGTCCCGGCAGCAATAATTCCACCAATGGTGATCCAGGCAACAGTTAGTGAGGCACCGACAATTACTGATATTGGTGTACCCCCACCGCCTCCTCCTGCTCCTGAAGTTATTCAAGCAATTGGACATAGTGAAGGTGGCATTGGCAGTGCGCTTGATAGAACACAACAATACTTAGCAGCATTGAGTGCTGGATATGGATCATTAGTCGGCGGTGGACAAGGTGGCGGGTACAATACATTTGGACATAATGAAGGCGGAGTGGGTGCAGCATACCCAACAAATACCCCATCTCCCCCAACTAAAACAGGTAGAGGATAATATATGTCAATATATAATGATTTTCTAGACCGTAGAATGGAATTAGAAGGGGGAGCCGGCCCTGTCATGAGTTCGGGCCCAGTGGGCGGCAGTGCAACAGCCGATGGGGTGGGATTAAGTAGTTTAGCTGGTGCAGTAGCTATTAATGGAACATCTTTGAATAATGTTCCTAATATTTCTTCTCCGGAAGCAGCAACAATACTACAAAATATTTCTCCGGCAATGGAAGCGACTGTACAAGTACAAGCAATTGCAGCAGCAACATTACAATCTGCGATATCTAATCAAGTTGCAATAAATGCCAGTCAATCACTTTCAACTCCGTTGCTTAATACAGTACAACCTGCTGATATTGCAGCCGCGGCAGTAATATCATCTAGTCCCGTACAAGTTAATTTACAGATAATGCCAGAGGGGTTTGGGTCATATCTTGATGGTATATTACCTAATGATTTAGCAACGGCTGCAGGAGCATTCAGTGCGACTATGCAACAGGTAAAGAACATACGAAATATTCCAATTGAAAAATTTGCACAAGTAGCAGCAACACTAGAAACTACTAGGGGATTAAATTTAGTTAATGGCACTGATGTTCCTGCTGATGTCACCGAAGCTGCAAAGGCACTTAAGTTAATAGCATTAGGTAGTGGTCCGTATAACACATACACCTTATCAGATTTCTTTGGGTGTATGTCTGGATTACCTTATCCATGGGCACAAATACAACCAGCAATAATTGGATTGCAATCTAACAAATTAGCAACTATCTATCAAAATCTTTGGTTAGCACTTACTTGGAGGCAAGCAACCGCTTCAGTTTACCCAGGATATTCTACATCAGCATCACCTGCCGGTATTGACTATTACGACTACTATTATCAAATTGAATCTATTAATGGAATAGCATCATTTGATGGTGGCGGAGGGTATGGAAGAGATGGCGCAGCAGCACCAACAGCAACAATAGACGGCGGTTCTGGCGCTACAATAATTACTACAATTGATACTATACCTGCAGTAAATGATGGATCTACTACGTTTGGTAAAATACTTAGTGGGTTGCTAGGTTCGCACGGATCAAGTGTATATTATGGTTCAGGTTCTAGTCCTACCCCACCGGCACCCCCTAGTACATTATCAGTAACTATCCAAGCCCCGCCAGCATTGTCTCCAAATTTAAATACAGTAGTTCAAAATTATATCAACCAAGCTAATTCAGAAATAGCAATAATACGTAGCACCCATCCTGGACAAGCAGTAGAGTTAAATGATATGTGGGATAATTTAGGTACACAATTGGGTATTGAACAACGGGCCAGAAATGCAGGATTATCTCTGGTACCTTCACCAAGAGTAGATAGCTTATATCCATATCCAACTATGATATATAGTTTTACTGATTTGGTTCCTACATATGCCAAGGCAACACAACCAAACATGTCGGTACAAACATTAGAAGCTATATCAGATCAGGATAAAAATGCTGGACAAAGTATAATTGCAATGATGCGGGCAGAAAGAAACAAAGCAAGATTATTAGCAGCAGGCATAACAACGGATGACACAATAGAAGATATTCTTCCCCAGGAAAAAGAAATAGCATTAATAGCAAATGGCACATTGTCATGGACACCACCGGGAGTTACTCCTACTGCATCAAATACATTAACTTCAGCACCTGCGTTCCCGTTTAACACAGAACCTGCAGGGTATTTTGATCCAGCTACTAAGAATTTCCTAGTAACTAAAATGCCAGTGCAAACTAATCCTAATCAAGCAGTTAGTCCAAATAATCCAGCAAATCCGTTTAACACAACTACTCCTACTAATCCAATTACTAATCCATCACAAAATACTATTAATGTACAGCCAAGTATACTTGGTGCACCGTCTCCGGCAGTTGCTGCTGTATTGGGTATTGGCACTCCGGGCAATATACCAATTATCACCGGTGATATAGGAATAGGATCACCCGGTATAAGTGCCGCGGCAGCCGGAGTAGTTAATAATGGTACGGGTGTCGGGGGTACAGGAGGCCCGGGCGCCGGCGGAGGGGCAACTCCGGGATCAGCTGGTACTACTGGCACTGGCCCCGGCGGTGCAGCCCCCGGCGCAGGTGGCGGCGGAGGAGGAGGCGGAGCAGGTGGAGG